ATGAAAAAGAGTAACTTACTATCCAATTTGGTTCTTTGTGTTATCGCCCTATCACTTTTAGGATGCGGAGGTGGTAGCGGCGGTGAAAGTGCCCAAACTGGTTCTGGTGGTTCTGGTGGTTCTGGTGGTTCTGGTGGTTCTGGTGGTTCTGGTGGTTCTGGTGGGGAAGGGAGCGGAGGTGACGGAAGCGGTGACCCTGATATTACACCTACTCCACAAACAGCAGTACAAAAGGCATTATCCACAGGCTATGCCTCGTATGTAACTGACTCTAATGAATTTATTGATGCTAGCCAAGCTTTAGTAACTCGATACAACTCGGATTTCAATCTGATTAAACAAGCTTTATCTCAAAAATCCGATGGGGAGCCGTTACGCAATCTTCATTGGGATCCAACCCATGACACAGCAATTATCTTACCTACCTATGGCTTTAATGATGTCATCTTAAAGACCAATAAAGCGATGATTGATGGGTATGATGATCAAGAGTTAGTGATAGGTATTGCTGGCTATACATCAGACAACAGTCGCTATGCAGCATTAGCGAGTAACCCTTTTAGAACGAAGCAACGTTTCCCTGATTCTGTTAATGACGAGATGAATACTTGGTTGAAGAACTTGGTTACTTGGGCTTCAGGTACTGATGCCCCCCAGAACGTCGTGTTAGCTCAGCTTGATCAGTCTCATTACTTTCCTGATGAACAAGCGACACGAAACTGGTTAACCGACAATGTTAACGCTTCTATGGCTATCAACGCAGACAACACTTGTGATGGCAGTCAGTTAAGCCAGTGCCTTGAAGCCAATAACCCTGATTTGTTGATCTTGTCTCAAAAGCTTAATGCTGGCGATAGCATAGACGATGTTCTTAAGGGCGTACGCTTCGCGTTCAGCAACAATATTCCTGTGTTGTACCTGCACCTTGATGGCGGCATGACGGACTTAGGGAATGCCTTGTTTTCTGAAATGAACATGACTTACGTTGGTGATAACTATTGGCGCAAGCTCGGCCTGTCTAATTGGGATCCTACACAGCTTATTAATCAGGTTCCGGATAACATTGTTCAACAACAAGCACTTGTACAGAGATTGAAAGATGACAGTTTTACTGTTGACCTGAATACCTGTGATGACAAATCTTGCCCTGCTGAATCCAATATGCATGAAGAGTTCTATATCGCAGCAAACAGCATTCGTTCCCATCTAACATCGCTTGATAGTAAGAAAGTGGATCTGTTTAAAACGGATGATTACGAATATGAAAAGCTGTTACTGCTACTTGCTGACCATTACCGTCAAGACGTTCAGTACCCAATGGGTAAAGGCGTGACAGAGAGAATTGATTTTCTTCGCTCTTATTACAGTGATTACGTGGTATACAACAGTCGCGTGTATAACGCGGCGCAACCAAGTCTAGGGAACTTTAGTACCAAGAGTTTTGAGAATGTACCGCTCGTCTCGAAAACCATTGCCTTGGAGTCTAAAAGAAACTTCCGATCCGCTGGTGTGTATGCCTTGCCGGGTAAGACAATCAAGGTGACTCGCTTAGACAATAACGATGTGGCTACGTCTATTGCATTTAATACATTGCGTAGCGGCGCGACACACGAGTTTTCAGGCAATGACGGTTACGCTCGGCCAAAATTTCTCACCTCGGTAACCTACCCAGTGAAAACGGGAGAGACGATTTATCTGACCTCGGCATATGGTGGGACATTACAGGTTCATTTTGATACTAATGATATTGATGTTGAACTGCGTTTTGAAAACGTGGCTCAACACCCTGTTTGGCGAAGTGAAGCGGACAACGATAGTTTTGTGGCACAGCTTGAAGAAGGAAAGTTTGATTGGGCAGAGCTGGTGACTCCAGGGTTCGAAGTCCACTCTAAACTAGACAAAATGAAAGAGTCTATCAGTGCTACTGACTGGGCTCAGCCTCATGATATGGCTCTCGCCACAGAACGTTATGTACATAACTTTCCTCATGCACTTGCAGGTTTTAAAGGGCCGGGTATTGATGAAATTGCTGAGATACATCAATACGGAGAGGCAAAGGGTTGGGAAATTGCGACCATTGATATCGTGAAGCACATGAATGCCGATCAAGCGAACTGTGGTTACGGCTGTTCAGGAAATCCTTACGATGCTTACTGGTCTTTTCACCCATTAGGGCATGGTGATCTTCACGAATTAGGGCATGGCTTAGAGCGTGGTCGATTTAGGTTTAGCGGTTGGGATGGGCACTCTACAACGAACTACTATTCGTATTTTAGTAAATCAAAATATTATAAAGACACAGGAAAAGTATCGTCTTGCCAAGGCTTAGATTTTAAAGGGCAGTATGAAGTTTTGCAGCAGAGCCGATCTCAACCTGACCCAAATGCTTATATGGCTACTCAGAACCAAGCGAATTGGAGCTGGGGAGCACGCATCTACATTCAAATGATGATGTTAGCTCAAGAGCAAGGCGTATTAGATTATGGCTGGCATATGTTAGGACGATTACACTTGATTGAACGTGAGTTTAATCGTTTGAAGTCGAGTGATGACTTGTGGGCCGCACATAGGCAAACCATTGGCTTTGACAGCTATACAAGAGATGATGCAAATCAGATCACGAACGACGATTGGCTGTTGGTTGCGCTGAGTTATGTCAACGAGCGCGATATGCGGAATTATCTAGATATGTGGGGCTTTAGTTTTACGGACAAAGCCAAACAACAAGTCGTGACACTGAATTTGCCACCAATGCCACTAACGTACTTCGCGAGCTCAAACCAAGGTTATTGTGTCGATGAGTTTGCCACAGCACCTATTAGTGTTGACGGGACAACCCCTTGGCCAATCAACTAATCTAAAAATAAATAGGGAGCATGAGCTCCCTGTTTTCTATTTAAACGTCGACCAAATTGGCGCGTGATCAGACGGTTTTTCAATGCCACGTAGCTCATAGTCGATGCCAGCTTCAGTACACTTATCAGCAAGCTTTTGAGTCGCTAGGACTACATCAATACGCAGGCCGCGGTTATCCACGAAACCTTTCGAGCGGTAATCAAACCACGAGTATTGATCGTTTACTTCCGGGTGCAGTAGGCGGAAGCTATCCACAAAACCCCAATCCATCAGAGTTTTTAGCCATTCGCGCTCTTCTGGTTGGAAAGAACATTTACCAGTTTTTAACCAACGTTTCGCATTAGGTTCACCAATGCCGATGTCTGCGTCGATAGGGCTGATATTAATGTCGCCCATTACGATCACTTGCTCATCTTTGTTGTGATAGTCGTTCAGGTAGGTCATCAAGTCTTTGTAGAACTCACGCTTGTATGGGTATTTGGTTTCATGCTTGATGTTGTCCCCTTGAGGGAAGTAACCATTTAGCACGGTAACCTTTTCACCATTTTCATCTTCAAACGTCGCCATGATCATGCGTTTTTGATGGTCTTCATTATCTGTTGGGAAACCCTTCTGCACAGAGATAGGCTCTTGCTTACACAACATTGCCACACCGTAGTGTGCTTTTTGGCCGTGGAAGTAAACCTTGTAGCCCATTGCTTCAACATCAGCAATTGGGAAGGCTTCATCGTGCACTTTTATCTCTTGCAGACCAATCACGTCGGGTTGGTGTTTGTCGATAATAGCTTGCAGTTGGTGAAGGCGGGCTCTAAGACCGTTGATGTTGAAGCTAATTACTTTCATTTGTTTTTGTACCTCTCGTAAAACCTTGTTATTGTTTATTTATCAATTATTTGTAGGTTTAGTGGATGTCATGGTTAACCATAATTAACCATGCTTAATAAATTCCATCGCCACTTCATCGCCACTTTTTAGTGCGTTATAAGCTGTATTGAGTGACGGGGTTAAAGGTGATTGCGTCTCTTAAATGGTTCGGGGAAAAGTGAGCATAAATCATCGTTTGCTCAATTTTTTGATGCCCTAAAATGTTCTGCAATACTAAAATATTACCGCCGTTCATCATAAAATGGCTGGCAAAAGTATGGCGCAAAACATGAGTTGCTTGACCCTTTGGCAAATCGGGCAGGGCTTTTGTTAGCCACTTATGCGCGACACCATAACCGCAGCTAAAAAGCCTATCATTTGTTGGCTTGTGAAGCTCTTCGTAAAGCTTATTTGATATTGGAACGGTTCGGTTTCTTTTACCCTTAGTATTAGTGAAAGTGAGCTTGTACTTAAACAGTTGGCTGCCTTTCATTTCTACCACCTCATTTATACGCGCCCCAGTAGCCAAACAGGTTTTGAAAATGGTGGTGAGATCTTCACTGACTTTACTTTCTTTAATAACATCAAACAAATGCATGATTTGTTCTTCATTTAAAAAGGTAACTTCAGATTCAGCTTTTTTAATTGGCTCTACACCATCAACAGGGTTGGGTAGCTTCCACTCTTTGAGCTTTATTAACTTGGTGAATATGGATTTTAGCCAGGCAATATCACCATTGTTTGAGCTGATAGAAAGGCTACCTTCACGGCCTCTGCCTTTGTTGGTACGGGTTGCTCGGTAGTGGGCGAAATCTCGCGAAGATAAATGTGAAGCGATAGGGTTATGCAATTCATCACAAATGTGCAGCATACGGTTTTTTGCGTGCTCGCCAGACTTTAGGTTTTTACCATGAAGCTTAAACCATAACTCTACTAAGTCAGACAGACGGCGGTGATCGGTTTTCTCACCTAACCAAGGCTTGTCGTCTATCTCTTTCATTAAGTAGAATTCATAGCTGTTCGCTTCGCCTTTGGTGGCGAAGCGTTTACGAACCCGTTTACCACCAAAGCCTTGTGGGTAACATTCGCAAAGCCATGGCTTCTTACTGCTGTCTTTAAGATTTCGAACAGTCATAGCTCTATAAAATGAAAATTAGATGTGGAATTCAGGCTCTAAAAGAGTTGGAGGAACTGCTGGGCAGCATTTTTCACAAGTATGAGAGCATGACTTTTTAGCTCTCGCACTTTTATCAGATGCAACATCAAATAAGGAAATAGCGATGTGCTTTACGGTAAAGATATGACCTGATGATTTATGGTTGTGTTCGGTAATAAAGTAATTATGTCCACTTTCAATTAAGTTAAGACTAAACTCTTTTTTACGAATATTTTGCGTTAAATAGTTCTTCCAAGACTTAATTACCTCATGTGGGGCTTTGTCTTTACAGTAGATGAGTAAGCCTCCGTCACGAATATCACCTGTGGCATAACGATCTGATAATTGGCGGAACCCTTCCATTAGATGAGTATTGCTATAATCGATCTTGGCTTCACCTAACCAAATAAAATTATCGCAATCGTTAATGCAGATGTCGCAATTACCTCCGTATGAAGCTTCATGGTCAGCAGGGAGGTCCATAAATCGAAGGGCATTAACAATCTCAAGGGATGTTCTGTCTTCAGTATCATGCTCACGATGAATCGGGTGCATTTCTATACGATTGATGATTCTATCCAGCTTGGAATGGACTAAATCAAGATAGGTGCTGTACTTTTTGCGAGCAATATCTGACTGCAGACCCAGAGTACAGCTTGGTAGTTCTACCTTTAGTGCGCCATCTTCAATATCTGTTAATTTAGCTTTTCCTACTAAAGGGTGTAAATTAGACAAGTACTTCACCCTCTATAACAAAATCGGGGTTCAGTACGAACTCTATCGTTACATACTCTTCGAAATTTTCGACGAGTAAACCTGTTTCAGGGTGATAAAATTCGCCATCTTGTCTTGCCTCAAACAACTCGTTTGCACACACATCATGAATGCCATTATAAGATAGTTGATACCTTACAAGTAAGAATGCAAACCGAGGGTGTGCCAAGTAGTTGAAGGATTTTACGATATCGTCAAACTTCTTTCCTTCAACATTACACCTTTCAAATAATGACATTAGATTGACAGGTTGATCTGCGTAAGCATCAAAATTATCAATTAAAAACTGATAGACAAACAGAGCTACTGGAAGGACATTAGTTTCCTCCCAGTCATTGTATATGCGCTGTTTTAAGTCTATTGAATTCATTCTGTTAATACGTACTTACTGTACTTATCCATGTCTGATTTGATTTCTGATATATGACTATTATAGTCTTCGTTTGTCGTGCAGTTGGAAATAATAGCATATTCTAGATATGGCACCGTCATACTATGAATCATTTTTGCAATGCCTGGCAGGTAAGTTTCAGTCTCGTATTGGCCGATACCTTCCAATACTTTTTGTTTGCGTACAGCAATTCGAAATACCGATAAGTCAGTTTTAGCTTTTTCGATACTGCTCTTTCCTCCTTTATGGAATTGCTCATCACGTAGGTCTCGCTTACTAACACGCATTTTTTCATGGTGAGTTACATTCCCAACTGAGAAGCCTAGTTCACAAACACGAAGCTCGGAGAATTGATAAGCTCCGGGTATTGCTCTAAATAGATTTTGGGTTTGAAGTACAACTTCCTCTTCTTGATTTAGAGGAGCTATGGTCTTAGCAAATGTTTTTCTTAGTAGATCTAAAGCATCTAAAAGCACTGTTTTGGAACTAATCGAGGCAGTGTCTAGGCGGAACTCGACCGTTGAATCTGATTGACGTATTAAAACTGTGTCGTAGTAACGGCGTTGAACTAGCTTCTTAGCTTTTGCATCATAAAGCTCTTTAGGTAGCTTGAATTCCTCGCCTGCGCCAATTTGCTTGAAGTAATCTTCATCTAGTTCAACTGTTTCAATGAGTGTCTTTAATGAAGCAAAAGTGAACAGGAGTCCATCATCTACAGGGTTAATATTGACGAGTTGCGGCACTTCATTTAAGTGCTTGTCAGTAGCTTCATCGTAGTAGGGGTAGTTGATGACTTCTGGAGATACTGGGCACAGAATTGAGGAATAGTCTGAAAGCACCTTCAGTAAAGAGCCCTCGTCAATGCTTGAAATAGAAACTGTTTTGTCACCGGATACCAGATAGCTTAGGTAGAAGCTTTTAAGTAGCTCAAGGTGGGCAAGATCAGCTTCATCTGTAGACTCAGCCTTCTCCTTTAGTTTTGCTTCAATTTGAGCAATACCTGATTTAGTTTTTATGCTTAGTTCTTTTAAGGTTAGTTGAAGAACTTTGTAGGGAATACGTTTGCAAACAGAGTCTACTAGTCGAATATTTTCCAATGACATTGATTTGATACCTTAATTTGTAGAGTTTTTGTTAGTTGGTTGCTATTAAGCATAAATGCGTTTCTTGTGTGCGAATCCTTCGTACTATGATCGACTTGAATATTCTCCGGCACTTCCTTTCGCCCTAATCATGGCTTCAAATTGGCCCTAATTAAGAATTAACATTCCCTGAAATAGGGCTTCCTCAAGTTTTTTAGTTGCTCACGGACAGATCGTTGTAGGTTTATTTACATCGGTCTACATTAATCATATTGGTGGTTCTTAGGCTAAGCTACTGCTTCAGCTTGCTGTTCTTTCTCAATAGCTAAACTCTCACGGAATTCAGCCGCCTCAGCTTTCAAAGTCCAATGAACTTCATCTAAACCTTGTTGCTCTACAGCTTGTTTTACTTCAGCAATCGTTGTTCTAAAGAACTCTTTACGAGGGTTAATCTTATTAACTGACTGCTCATTAAATTTTCTGTGAAGCTCTTTTTCAAGGGTAGGGGCATCATCACTGTAAATCATTGCGTGAACATCAAACGAGAAAGGAACTGATGCATCACCAAGCTCTTTTACACGATCCATTGGTTCTAAACGGCGGGTCATACCAATTTTAAATACTTCTTCACCGAAGCTACCTACGTTACTGATTACGTAAACGTGTCCACGACGTGTTTGTTGCGCCATTGATAGGGCGCGTTGACCTTTCTCTTCAGCTTCTTGCAACTTGCCTTCAAGTTCTGCAAGTTGTGCTTCAAATTCAGCTTTCTGTTCTTCGCTTGCTTGGCCTAGTTCAGCTCGTGCTTTTTCTAGCGCTTTTTGAAGCATCTTTTCTTCTTTCTCAGCTTCTTTACGTGCTTTTTCCATTTCACGGATAGCACGCTCTTCTTCGCGAATCTGAGCTTTAATTTCGGCTTGTTCTTCTTTTTCTATCTTTCTAAGTTCAAACGCTGCAACGGCCCACTTTAATTCTGTTAAACGAGCATCTAGGTATTCTTGGTTAATACGAGCATTTCGGAATGGTGCGCCGTTGTGGTTTACCAGTGCAAAGGAATCAATAATTTCTTGTTGAATTTTTCCAAAGTTGTCGTGCTTTGTTTTAGATAGGGCGCTGTCTACTTTTCCGTTAAATGCATCGACAGCAAAGTGGATTGCATAGGTTTTACGGTGAGCTTCTACGTAATCACATGCTCCAGCGTGACCTTCTTTTACCATGGTCTTTACACGCTTACGTGCTGCTTTTAGCTCTTCGCCTGCTTCTTTGTAGCTAAACTCTTCAGCTAGGTCATCAAGTACAGACTGGTTCGGGATGATGTAGTCATCTTTGTAACCATCGATTGTATTACGCATGGCACGAATAGCTTTTTCATAGGAATCGGCTTTTGCTTTTGCTTCGTACGCATCACCTGCTATTTCTTTGGCTTGAGCTTCAGCGAAGCTAACTACTTTAGTCGCTTCTTCACGAGCATCGTTTTTAATACCCTCTGCTTTTTCTTTAGCTTCACTTAACTTTTGGCGAGTTTCTTTACGAAGAGCTTCGGCTTCAGAAAATACACCTTCAGCTTCGTGGCGTGTGGCTGCTGCATCTTCTTCTGCTGTGTCCAGAAGTTGTTGTGTATGCAGTTCCATATTGATGATCGGTGAATACTTATCGAGAAGTGCGTTTTTATCGGATTGTAAGTTCCGCAAGTCCTTTTGCACTTGCTCTGTTCGGTCTTTTGCTTCTGATAGCTCAACCTCAAAGCGTTGTCGTGCTTTTTTAGCTCTAACGCTAGATATAACGAGTAAAACAAGTGGTAAAAATATGATAGTTAGAACGATGATTAATCCTGAATCCATAATGTCTCCTAGCCAATTTTAATTATTTTAACGTTGCGTTTTTACCAACTTCTGCGAGTTGATTTACACCGTCCATACCGAATAGAACTATGCCTGCGACAAGCGTTGCAAGCACAGCGAATCTGAGAATTCGTGTCATTGATTAACCCTTTCAATGTTGCAGCAATACAGCGGGCTGTTATCCGCTCTACGCTTCAAACTCACCTTCAAAGGGGTGTTCTAAATTGAAGTGATCTCGCCAGTACTGTTGTTCTTCCAAGCCCATGTTATGTTCTTTGATGAACGCGACCCAGTTCACGGGGTCGTTAAGGTGTTTTTGAAAATGGGATTTCATCCCAGCGAATTCCGTAAGCTTATCCACCGTTACCTCTTCCTTGTCTCGGTTACTATTTTTCCAACCACTTCAATATCACCGTCTTGTGTTTCGATGGTTGTTCCATTGAGCTCGACCAATAACTTGCCAGGTAGTCTCTGTACTTCGTTGACTGAATGACGGCCATCAATGCTTATTAGGTAACTTCCGCTGACTGCATCGTTATCGTTCTTATCAATGAGCATGATTGCTTCGTTTGTTTCTAGCTCGATGAGTTCTGCGCTCTGTAGACCAAAGCTATTAATTCTTCTTAATGGATACGGGATTTCACCTGTATCGAGCAGCTTGCCGCCGCTTAAACAAAAACTATTCACAACCACGGTTTGGTGCTGCGGCTTTGGTTCGCTTTGGGTCTTGAATTCTTCTGTGAACGCTAATATTCCGCCAGTTCCACAGGTTGGATCATAGATATTTTTTTTGGTTGGAAGCTTTGCGCGTTCTTCTTCAGGCAGTGCAAGCACTTCGATTGGGATGCCTAAAGCTAAGTGCGCACGCACGATCAGCTCGTGGGACGTTCTGTTATGAGTATTCCAAGTGCTAAAAGTTGTTTTTGGGACGTCATATACCTCTGCCATTTCGATAAAATTCTTGCAATTCGTTAAACGCTTTAAGTTTTCCGTAAAATCAGAACCTTTCAGGTAGTCAAAAGCGGGTATTTTGGTTTTTTTCATCTCTAACACTCAAAAATTATTTGTAGATTGTTATTTTTTATTGAAAGTACTTAAATAACGATCTAATATCTTTCTCGTACTCAAGCTTAACCACGGCAGCTAACCAAGTAAGCCTGATTCTTAATAAAGTAACTTATAAGGATATCATCATGTTGTCATTTGCACTATCGCCACCTGTCCCATATATGCGTATTGAAGAGTACTCTCGCCATTCAGGCGTATCCCTTTCGACACTTCGTAAAGACATGGAAAACAACAAGCTAATCATTCGCCCTAAAGAGGCGAAGAATGAAATCCCAATGGTGAACGTTATCGCCATGATGGAACTCGCATCTCGTGAAGCATTAGAGAAGTTAGGTTAGTGATGACCAAATCTTCCTTTATCCCCACTAAGAATTACTGCCCAAGCTGGCTTCATTTGTTGGCTTGGATTGTCATTCTCGTTCCGCCTTTTTTATAGAGAGTGTCATTCATGGACGAAATGGATGCTATGTGCATTTTACGTGAGCGCAAACAGAACGCGTTTGACGCGGTGTGCCGTGACTTTGTGCTTAATCACAACGTTGAAAGTGTTGCTAAACGTATTGGTATCAGTGGCACGGTGTTGCGTAGCAAGCTCAACCCAGAGCAGCAATACAAGTTAACGCCTGTCGATATGGCGTTAATCAGCAAGGAAACGGGCGACTACACCATTATTAATACGGTATTAACCGATTTAGGTGTGGTGGTAGCCAAGGTTCCCTGTGAAGAGGAATCAAAGACGTTCGTTGAACGCATTCTAGATAATTCGACTCTGTGTGGTGAGCTGTCTAGCGATGCATTGAATATGTGCAATGCAGACCGTTTATTCAGAAGCGATAAACGTAAGACGATTGCAAAAGCTCAAGCCGCTATCGGCAATTTGGTTTTGCTTATGTCTGATCTAGAAAACCGCACAACTGGCACAACCCCTCTAATTAGTATGGGTTTCGAGTTTATTGCCAACGGTGCACCCATCCCCGGCTTAAGTTAGAGGAATTTAGTATGTCAGTTGCCGCAGTAGAACATTCAAACGCAATCCCGCCACTTGAAAACCCATGTCCAGATTTGCCGTGTTGGTCTTTGAACCGCGAGCAAAAGCAGCGTGGTCTTTCAGGGTTGCAACGAGCAAAAAAATCAGTAGGGGAGCGTTTGTTAAAACCGCTTCGCGAACAACGCGCAGAGTTACAGGATCAGTTTACCAACACTGAGTGCCGCGCTGAGCAAATGCGCCTTTCCCGCGAGATTCACCGCATTGATGCCAACGCAAAGGACATTCTTTCGCGCTGGTCATAACCGAGTTACACCCAATACAGCATAGCCACTAGGCGTTTTGCCTACACCCTTCATCCCTTTTTGATTTAAAGAGGGAGGTTTTTTTATATCCAAAATTTGAGGAACTGATGATGAAAACACACGTAATGATAGACCTAGAAACAATGGGAAACGGTAACCATGCAGCCATTGTTTCTATTGGTGCCGTAGTTTTTAACCCAAGCAATGGTGAGCTAGGGGCCGATTTTGAAGAGGTGGTTAGCCTAAATAGCTCTGCTTACTACGGTGATATTGATGCATCGACCGTTGCTTGGTGGGTGAATCAGAGCGAGGAAGCCCGTTCAATTTTCTTAAAAGATACGCCGAAGTCGACGCTAAAAGATGCACTGAACGAGTTGAACCAGTGGCTAGCTGATTTGGGTGAGCCTAAAGAGCTTTGCTTGTGGGGGAACGGTAAAGATTTCGATAACGTGATCTTAGCGAATGCATTTAAGGCTTGTCGTATTCGACCTAACTTTGTTCATTGGAATGACTTAGATGTACGTACCATTGTGAGAATGGGCCGCGATATCTTGGGTATCAATCCAAAAGAAACCTTAGTTCGTGAAGGTGTTCATCACTCTGCGCTCGATGATGCGAAGTTCCAAGCTCAATACGTCTCAGTGATTTGGGAGCGTTTTACTCAGGTTCAACTGTCTTGTGCGCAAGCTGGCTTAGTTGAAGGGGTGAACTCATGAGTTACCAAAACGCCCACAACCATATGTTTAATCAATCGTGTGAACAAATCGTTGATCGCTTTAAAAGTGCTAACCAAGAACAGCAACAAGAGATTCTGATTCAGCTCGATGCTATCGCAAAGAAGCAAGATCCAATCGCGACCCATCGCCCACAAGAAGATGTGTTAGCTGATATCAAAGAGGCCATGAAAAGTGACCGCGCTCGTGTGTTCTTTGGCTATTCATTTCCTAGTTGGTATCGCAACGGTTCGATTGAACAGGTTTCACAGCTTCACCATTGGGCGAACTTAGACATGAGTAACCGTCACCTGTTTCTTGAAATGCTTGGCCTGCGTGACCTAGGCCACTTTGATGATGAAGCGCTATATCAGTTCGAACAGTTTTGTTTGGCAGCAGTGGGGGAATCGGCATGAGCACTATTTCGGTTCTTCAGGCAGACATTGAATATTCATTGAAGGCTATCGGCTTTGATGACAATTCCATTCAGCTGTTCTTAAAAATCTTTTCTAAAACTAAATGCTCACAAGGTGTTTTGTGTTCACTCGACTACCAGAAAGCCATGCTGGTTAACGTCAATGGTACTGAACAAGGCCTAACACTTCCTGACTATATCGCGGCTTGGTGGTCTTTTTGGGTTGTGGTTTTTAACAGCTCAAATGAAGAGGCTGTTGAGCATCAAGCTTTAGGGGCCATTCGCGCTTTGAATTATGTGCAATTGGCTTTTCGTGATCTTAAAAGCCATCAAGGCATGGCGAATTGGTGGCAAGAGAACGTCACCAATGGCTCAACGTTGGAGGTTTGTGGATGCTGAGTTATGTCGCAGTGACGCTGAATAACGGTGGTGGCGTTGTTCGCCATGATGAAACCAACGAGGTGAAGAACGTGTTGCTGGGTGAGTTCGAATCACCAGAGCCTGCCATTAATACGGCTTGCGAGCTGTTCAACTGCCAGCACGTTTTGAACGGTGTGATCATCAGAGGTAACCACACTGGCGGTCACATGATTATGGATACACAGGAGCTAGCAGGGCTATGACACACCAATGCGAATACCAAGGCTGTAAAGGGGTGAAAGCTATTGCTGAAAGGTTCGGTGTTAACTACTCCACTTTGTTGAAGCGATTACAACGAGGTTTTGATATTGAACAGGCTGTAACAATGCCTCGTTGCGCCCAAGTTACTCAAGTCAAATATGCCTACAAAGGGCTGAAGGGGGTTCGAGCTATTTCTAAGTCGGTTGGAATTTCTGAGGCCACTTTATACGGTCGTTTGTCTGAAGGGATGACTTTAAAAGAAGCCATTGAAATGCCTAAGAAGAAAACAGGTATGAGCGAAGAGCATCGTAAAGCCAATCAAGTTGGTATTAAAAAACCTGAAGCTTTGTCTAGTCACTGGGCGTTGGCATTAGGGGCTCAGTTATGAAGGAAGTCCTGAAAGCTACACGTAATCCTACTGACTTTATGGATGAGTGTTAGTGACCTACTACCAACCTGTTAAACCATTGAACCGCTTTTGGTTATGCCCTTTACCTGCCATAGATAAAGGGCTTGTTTGCGTTCCTACAGGTTACGAGCCTGCTAATTTAGAACCTGAAAGCCTTTCCGTTGTTGAACGTAAGCTCTATGAAGTAAACCCAGCAGATAGAGAATGGCTGTCTGGGCACTTTGCGGATCTCCCTGATTACCTCACTAAGTATTTCGCAAATCGCTATGTTTCGATTTTTAACAAGCAAGGCCGCTTTGCCGCGAATACCTTCATTCGTGAAAAGATGGTACCCGCGCACAGGCGTGTTCTGCTGGTACTGGAACAATACAAACAACTTCCTACTACTTCTAAGGTTGCTTTGCTAAGTGATTCCGTCGGTGACGAGAGCAACACTCAGCAAAACAACGTTGGCTCAACAAACCCACAAGCGATTTTCGACTTCGAGCAAATCGAGAAAAACCGTAAGCCTGCTAAAAGCAGAATCATTGCTGAATTGGTTGAAGATGAACTGCGAGAAATGGCCTTTAAGATCGTGTCTATCTTGATTCGCTATCAAACGGTACTGACTCAGACAGTTGAATGTGAAACTGAGAACGGTGAGAACATTGCGGCATTAATGGTTTACAAGCAGTGCGTTTCTTTGGTGCGTAGCTTTGGGGTAAAAACGCCAAGCGATGACAAGAAGATTACGCCTGAAAATATCATGTCGTTTATCTCAAAGTTGAGTTGTGAAAAGTGGTGGTTTAGATGCTTAAAGCGAATTCGCAAAATTATGCGCGAGCACTTAGCTATTGCTATGGGGCAAGTGTCGGCGAAGGCGTCACCTTATGCTTCATGGGATTGCGTTCAAGAACATAAAGTTCAGCAAAAGAAGAACTGGGATTTCATTCAGGGCCAACTACTTAGAGAAGAGACCACTGGCGAAGAAGTTGAAATGGAAGACATGGTGTTGAAAAGCATGTCGAACCCTGCCATTCGTCGTCATGAGTTAATGGTTCGTTGTCGTGGCTGTGAAGATATCGGCAATGAACTTGGCCTACAAGGTTTATTCTTAACGCTGACAACACCATCGAAATATCATAATAGTTATAAAAAAGGCGGCTTCATTCCACACTGGAACGGGGCGAGCCCACGTGAAGCACAAGCCTATTTGAATAAGGTTTGGCAGTGCATTCGTGCCAAGTTAGGTCGTGATGAAATTCGTTGGTTTGGTATTCGCGTTGCTGAGCCACATCATGATGGTACTCCGCACTGGCACTTGCTGATTTGGGTTAAGCCTGAGCATGTGGCCAAGGTGCGTGATGTGTTTATTCGATATGCGGTTGATGAAGACAAAGAAGAGCTTTATCCGTTCTTCGATCGCAACGAAAAGCGAGCAGCGAAGAAGCAATCTATTCAAGGCCCATTCAATTATCAGCCTCGTTGTGACTTTGGGTACATCGACCCAGAAAAAGGCACAGCAACAGGTTACATCGCTAAGTACATTTCTAAAAATATTGATGGCTATGCCATGGGTGAAGAGGTTTCGAAAGAGACCGGGCAATCTGTGCAAGCTATGGTCAAAAACGTCAACGCATGGAAGAGCCGTTGGGGTATTCGTCAATTTCAATTCTTTGGTGGGGCGCCGGTTACCACTTACCGTGAACTGCGCCGCCTAGCTAGCCAAAACAAGAAAGCCTTTGTGGAATATGTTTTCAAGCAAGAACGTGAAGAACTGGCTTCTATTTACCTCATGTCTATGTACCGTTTAGTTGGTCCGTTTAAACCAGTTCATGTCATGACGAATGCAGAGTTAGTGGCTGTGATTGCTGAGAACTACGAGGCGAGGGCTGATACAGAACAAGTGAATGTCGCAGGAACAATGAAAGCGGCCGACCATGGCAACTGGCAAGGCTACATAATGGGGCAGGGAGGCCCGTTCGTTAAGCGTGAGGATTTGCTGATCACGAACTCTTATGAAGTGCTGCCGTTTGCTTCTCCGCATGGTGAAGACGTTCGCAAGATAGAAGGTTTTGTTGCTGCAGGTGCGTTGGTTAAGACACGTCTTAAGACCTGGCAGATTGTGACTAAAACTGAAAAGAGTGATGAAGCTGAAGCGGGGGCTTTTGATCTTGCTCTTTCTGGAATCTCCGATTCCTCTCGGAGTTCTGTCACTAACTGTACGCTACAGATTAGCGATCAGCTTAAGCGATTATTAGAACCTTACTCAGTAGGTGGTGGTTTACCGCCAAATATTGATGATTCGAGCCTAATCGCGCTGCAAAAAGGCAGTTCAATTCGAATAGATGATGAAACGAGTATAAGAATCCGCCCTGCGGAGCACCTACCATGTGGTACGGTTCGCCCAGCTCAGCTCGTTGAAGAGTACCAACCTAAGCCAGATTTAAGCTGGTTAGATGATTTCAAGGCTAAACCGCCTGAACTTCTAACTGGAGAAGATGAAGACTACGAATACCAACAGCCAAATCTATCTGACATCACGGTAAGTCAGCGCCCGAGTAAATCGTGGGGCGATTACTTAGAAATTGTTGAGTCTGATGAGTGGCCTATTTATGAGGGATGATGATGAAAAATAACAATGTAACGCTAGATAACGAGCTTATGGAAGTGTGTCGAGGTGAATTAAAAGAAAGAATTGATGATATGGGGTTAACTGACTTTAAAAAGCTTTTAATGCTGAAAAATTTAGCCTCAGAGCAAGAAAATGTAGTCTCAGCCCAAATGCAAGGTGCAGCTATGTACGCTGCACTTAATAAGATTGGTGGTTGATATGGTAACGCCAGGTGAAATTGTTGTAGATAACTTTGCAGGTGGCGGCGGTGCCTCAACTGGAATGGAGTTAGGGTTAAATCGTCATGTAGATATTGCCATAAATCATGACCCAGCCGCGATTGACATGCACAAAGTGAACCACCCAGAAACAAAGCATTACTGCGAATCGGTTTGGGACGTAGACCCTATTGAAGCGTGTGCTGGTCGTCCGGTTGGCCTTGCTTGGTTCTCTCCAGATTGTAAGCACTTTTCAAAAGCCAAAGGTAATAGGCCAGTAAACAAAAATATTCGCGGCCTTGCTTGGGTTGCTGTTCGTTGGGCAGCAACGGTTCCAGTTCGTATGATGATGCTGGAGAACGTTGAAGAATTCATGACTTGGGGGCCAGTGGTCGAAGTCGAAGAAAACAAATTCAAACCGTGCCCTGACCGTAAAGGCGAAACATTTAAGGCTTTCCTAAAAGTGCTGACTACGGGTTTAGAACTGCACCACCCTGCATGGGAAGAAATCCGCACCACGTTAGGTGAGGACTTTCCTCATTATGCGATGCTTGAAAAAGGGTTGGGCTATCAGGTTGATTTTAAAGTGCTGCATGCTTGTGACTACGGAGCGCCAACAACAAGAAAACGTTTCTTTATGGTTGCCCGTAATGATGGTGCAGAAATAAAGTGGCCGGCTAAAACTCATGGCTCACCAGAAAGTGGATTGTTGCCATACAAAACGGCGGCAGATGTGATCGATTGGTCGATTCCAACAAAATCGATATTTAGCCGTAAGCGTCCATTGGCGGAAAAAACCTTGGAACGAATTGCTAAAGGGTTAGATAAATTTGTTTTTAATAGTGACTCACCTTTTGTCGTTCCTAAATCATCGAGTAAAACGTTTAATTCAGAAAACCAACCGCTTGCTGCTGCGTTTATTGCTAAGCATTTTACTGGTGTAACAGGTTCTTGTATTAAAAAGCCATTATCGACAGTCACGACCGTTGATCATAATGCCTTGGTTACTACTCATATTGTAAAAATGCGTGGAACTAATGTCGGTCATGGTGCTGACGAGCCATTGCATACCATTTCGGCAGGTGGTTTTCATCTTGGTGAGGTACATGCTTTCTTTGTTCAGTACTACGGAACAAGCATTGGTCATCAATGCGACCAGCCACTCAACACCATTACAACAAAAGATAGATTTGCACTTATTACGATAGAGGGGGAGTTATATCAACTCGTTGATATCGGTATGCGAATGCTAGAACCGCATGAATTATTTGCCGCTCAAGGTTTTCCGGAAAACTATCAAATATCGCATAGCAGCGAAGGTAAGAAACTTTCTAAAGCAAGCCAAGTAGCGCGATGCGGCAATTCAGTGTCTCCGCCTGTAGCTCAAGCGCTAGTTGAGGCTAATGTGGAAATTAACGAACAGAAGGAAGCAGCGTAATGCATAAGCAGATAAACAAATATTTAGTTTTTGCCTTCGTCCTTGGCTTCGTATTCGAGTTTGGCGGTCAACTTGCTTGGATATTTATGGATGGCGTTAGGATGTTTTTTAGTTGGCCGCTGGGTTGAACAAAAGAAGAGAATGAAACTGCAATAAAGATGTGAAACAGAAGCGGCTAAATAATGGTAGAGGCTTAACGACTCACCGACGAACGGGGAAACCCTAAACAAGAAATACACTTGAGTGGTATTTCTTGTTATCTAGGTGTCTCGCTTAATGCTTGGATAGAGCTCATGACATCTTGAACGGTAGAGCCAAAGAAGAACATACCAAGAGCCGCTACTACGGTAAAAACAATCCCAGCGGTGTAAATAACTCTTTTTAGGTTGTTTACATCATCTGAAAGCGTGGTCACTGACGTTTTAAGATCTTGGATTTCTGAACTCTGGTGCTTTACGGTTGTATTTAACTCAGATATTTCAGATATGTGCTTACTAACTTTGTCATCAAGCTTATTTAAGTGCTGCATTGTCCACTGGAACTCAGTCGAGCCACTGGGGCCGGACTGTTGGTTTGATGGATTACTCGCACTTGAATGAAATTGTTCTTCGTATGGTGGAGACATAATTACAGCCCCTTAGCACGAAGCCAGTCCCAAATCGTATTGTTATGGTAGCCATAATAATTGCTAAATTGGTTAATAATGTATGGGCCAATATCTCCAGCTTTGTCTGAGTCAAGAACGCCAAGCTTCTCACTTACAGCGATAGGATTACTGTTGTTTTCGTCGTTGATAAGCCAAGTTAGTGGTCCCAATGTTAAAACATCATCTTCCGAGAAGGCGCTTTTAATTGCGTCTTCGACTAGTTGAGCACTACCTTGCGATGCAGAAGTTACTACAAAAACAGCCATTCGATACTCCAAAATTGACTACGCAAAAAGCACAACAAAACATGGTGGTTTCATTGCGCTGGTTGTTAAGTAAATATTTTAATTACGGTAATCCTACAAGACCTTAATCATTGCAGCAATGATTACTGTGTCAGAATCTCGCCAATATGCGTCAAAGCTCATCAATATACTTCTAGTCACATTGATATTATAAAACAATTCAGATAATCTGCGCGGGCACTAGCAAAATCTAGTGCCGGGATTAGGACCCCGCTTGTATAGGGCACATAAGTCTCAGCTTTTGCTGGCTTTTTTATGTGCGGCTTCGGCACATTTAAACATAGTCGTTTCTGTTAGAAATTGTACTATCTGCATTATGGTGGGCTGGGCAAGGCAGCCTTATGCTGGCCGTTCCTATGCGCGGTAGTCCTAACCTTGTTCAGTTCACCACCCGAAGTTTAGGACCTTCCCGTGGTGATTTTGTTCGAAATCGCATAGGAGGTCACCATGATGACCACAGCACTTACTTTCCAAAATACCCATTTCGATGTTGTTGAACAGAATGATCAAGTTTGGTTGTCAGCCACCGATATCGCCAAAGCTTTAGGTTATGCCAGAGAAGATTCAGTTAGTCGTATTTATGATAGAAATTCGGATGAATTCTCCAACGTGATGTCAATGACCGTCAATTTGACGGTGAATGGTATTAACAATAGATTGCGGAAGAAATCGACTCGTATATTTTCCCTTCGTGGTGCTCACCTCATTGCTATGTTCAGCAGAACGCCAATCGCCAAGCAATTCAGAAAATGGGTATTAGACGTTTTAGACAAAGAAGCCCAACCTCAAACTATTACTCCCGTCCAAGTAAAACCGCTCATCAAACAATCTAACTGGCCTACAATGTTTCGAACTCAATGGAACGCGGCAACCTTTCCTTTCTTTGGTCAAACCGTTCGTTACCTCTCATTTGATATTTCGCCCGTTGGCAATACATTCCGAGCTGGTTTCAGTTTTCAAGCCGAAAACCATCAATTGCTACACGTAGGACAAAGGCTAGGTAGGGGATGCCGGTTACTTTGAATCATCTAATATTGAAGAGTTATGGGAGCAGGTAATCAAGTTCTGTGCATTGTGTAATTCGAAGTGTGCTTTCTTCTAATGTGATTTCTTTCTCGAAACGAATAGCCTGATAAAACACCTATTTACCGCTGTATAAATATACAGTATTATTCTTGTATCGTCGGTAAGGGTATTCGTATGCATGATAAAAAAGAGCTGTTCCAACAATCACTTGAAGTCATCATTGATGGTATTTCGATGAGTGAGACTCGTGCAGGTGCTGCACAGGTTGGTGTGTATCTAATGGGGTTGTTGATAGCCGATAATAACGGTCAGCTAGATGCAGATAAAATAAAGGCCATCCAATCAATCATTGAGATGGCCGCAGAAGCAGAGTCGCCGAAGTTTTTGCTATAGCATTGAAAGTTGGTTTTGAAGTTCTTGCCGCTGTTCTGGCGGTAATGCTTTGACTAAGTTAAATGCTAGTTGAGAAGTTGTTTTAGCTGATGGGCTAAGGGTGTGGCTATAACCCGATTTAACAACAAATGTGTGGCCGCACTCTACATCCTTACATGCGTAATACATATCGGCACAATCTGCACTTAACCAATTGGTTTTTCTCTTAATGGCTTTCCCGCCACACTCTCTACAAGTCCACATCTTCCCACCTGAACACCTAACTGACTGACTCATATATGATACTAAATTGTGATGATCTTTTATACAAGCTTAGTACTTCCGTTCGTTAGTCCCATCGCCACCGTTCACGGTGGCTTTTCTGTTGGCGCTACAAACCTTACAGCCACGGAAAGCACGTCCGGGTGACGGAAAACGCACTCCTCCTACCCGCCTGCGAGGTTTTTGATCACTTTTTTTCGCAATTCTATTTCAGTGAAATTCTGCCGCCGCTATGAAGCCCTAACAAGCCGCCAAACCTTTAGGAATAACGGGGTTTACGGTCAATCAGCAGCGCTCAAAATGGCTTACAGAGCGACTAATAAAATTGCGAAGAGTGCAAAAAATTGCAAGAAATTGAAATTCTGACGATCACTATTGATCAAGTTGGTGTGGTTAAGTGTATGAAAGTATGAGTTATTTGTGTTTTACGTCAGGTTTTGCAATGATCGCGCAGGTTTTTAATGATCATTTTGATTTCGCTTCAGCCCTTATGGGGCAAGGGCTGAGCGTAAATTGCAGCCAAAAACAGAATTGCAAAAAATTTCACAGTAATTAAGCCACGACATTATCTAAGTTAAACGCCAAATGCAGGTGTTTGGGGACTTCTGGGTCGCTGTTTACGGCGTCCATAAACATTTCGCAAGCGGGTATCACTTCGTTTTTGCAGTACACGTAATCAAACTTGATAGGGTCACCACGCGTACCACCGTTTGGAATGATGGCAGCCAACTCAACAGGGAAGCGGTGACCGGTGATCACCTCTTGCGCCGTCACGTTCTTAATCTTTTCGTACTCATCTTTGGTGGCGATGTCGCCAACGGGTATCAGTTGAATCCCTTTCTCATTGCCGTTTGGAATGTTGATGAACATCGAGCGGAAGTTACCCACGCCACGGCTTGAAGCCATCTTCTCTTTTAGATCGTCTTCGTCTTCTTTGCTCAAGTTCGGGTCGGTCGCGTAGAAGATAAAGCCCATATGCAAGCCGTTCTTGTAGTAACGGCGGCGGAAGGTGGTGGAATCTTGGCTCAGTAAGGCCGATTGAACGCAGCCAAGGTAATCGGGCCCGCCATAAACTTGCTGCACTGGGTCATATTGTTTGATGAAGATGATGTCTTCTTTCTTGTAGCTCTTTTGCTTGTCATCTCGCTCTAAGAATGCAAAATCACCGTTCTTACGCTTGCGTAAATACATCGTAGGGATCGGCCACAACCCAATCACTTTACCAAAATAGTTGCGCAGCTTAAGCAGGGCGGTATCACCAAACTCCAAGAAGTCGTGCACGGCCGATTGCATTTGTTGCTTCTGCATTCCGCCTTGGGTGTAACGGCCTGATATCATATTGCGGCGAGCCATTAAGATAGAGCCATGATAAGCGTTGGCGCGAGTCAGTTTATTTAACCCGCCTCTATCCAGTGGTGGTTCCCAGTAATTGCCGTCTTCGTTGTAGTACAGCTCGTTGTATTCGTAGTTTGTGAAATCACGGTCCATGATTTCCGGCTCACCAAAGCTAAACATCAAGCTTTCATCGTTGGTGGCGTCTTTGGTGATGGTTTCGGGTGTCTGCTTAGTCATTAGTTTACATCTGCCAAGTTGATTTGCGTTTTTCAGAGTGATCGAGCGGCTCATTAATGCAGGCGTGTGAAATTGCCCAGAACGCATCGGCATGGCCTGTAAGCTCACTGCGCTCAGCTTTGAAAGTCATGTTGTTGCCGCTGTTGGTGGTGGCTCGCTTAATCGCCATAAATGCCATGGCAATGTCTTTGTGTTCAGCGTCAAACTGGATGCGGTTCGCTTCAACCACATCAATCATCTTCATCACTAAGCGGTTTTTGCTGTCATTGCTGTAGTGAATCGCCACCGTTTCTCGCGGGTGCTTTTTACTGATGAGGTCATAAACGCCAGCGCCAATCCCGGTGGTATCAATCCCTAAGTAGCTCACGTTATAACGTTCAAACACTTTTGAGACTTGCTGTGCTTGGTACTGAAAGTTCAGCCCTCGCCAATAATGCTTTTCAAGGACTCTGAACTTTTCAACGGCGACAATCGGCGGGGCAACCACCACCAAACAAGCATTGTCGCGGGTTCGGCTTGGGTCGTAACCTAGCCAGACTTCACGGCGCTCAAATGGGTCGTCGCTGGTTGGTTTGAAATCTTGCCAGCGGCTAATGTCCACCATGGCTTTTTCAAGGGCAGAAAACTTAAAGACGGAGCTGGCACCATCGACGAAAACACACATAAACAGATTATCGAAATCGTCTTTGCTGTATTCGTCGCGCAGTTCATCGATGTCGAACAGTTCACAACCGCCAGCGGCAGCATCTTCAATCGTAACAACGTAACGCCATTGTTTGTCTGGGCATAACCTGCCACCGTCTCGATATTCATCGAAGGTAGGAAACTCGATATTAGCTCGAGAATCACGGCCTCTGCGCCACTGGTCGCCCGTCCAAAAGGTATAAGCCTGATGCGTTTTGGCGGAAGGGGTAGAGAAGTAGGTTTTGCGCCAGTTCTTATGGGTTGCCATTGCTGAAGCGAGTTTATTTAGCTCGTCAAACTTGGGTATCCAAAAATACTCATCCACATACACATGACCATGATAACTTTGCGCGGTTTTCGAGTTGGTGGATAAGAACCTCAGCTCAGCCCCATTCGATAGAATGATTGGGTTGCCCGTCAATTCAACGCCTAAGAACTCTTCACCTATCGCAATAATGTAGCTTCTGAATACTTCCGCCTGCGCCCGAGAAGCTGACAAGAATATTTGGTTATCACCCGTGAGAATCGCATCTTCTAATGCTTCACCACTGAAGTAATAGGTTGCCCCAATCTGACGAGATTTAAGGATATTACGAGTGCGTTGGTGCAGGTTGTTCCGCATCGTATGCTGATATTCAAAGAGCGATTCATGCCAAGTCGTGAAGTTTTCTTCAGTCAGCTCTGCAATGTTGTTTTTCTTTTTACTCTTCTTCTTTTTCTGCTTGTCTTCAGAGCGGTGAGCACGAGTGCTATTACCGCTGGCTTTGGTGGTTGTTATCTTTTCTGTAGGTGAAGGGCTATCGCCCGTGGGTTGGGCTTGAGTGTGGAACTTTTTAAGCTGTACATGGTGCTTGATCAGCCTATCAAGCATATCGAGCTGGCCTTTGGTTGGGTTTTCCAGCTCAAGCAGGGTTTCAATTCTACGCGCTATCGATTCATCAATAGTTTGCTCGCGCAACATATCTCGCCATCCAAATTTGTCTGCCCAGTGATAAATGATTCTGGTGCTGTTCAGACCTAATTCGGAAGCGATTTCATTGGGAGTCCAAGCCTTTAAGTAAAGGGCTCGGGCTGCGTGTCGTGTTTCGGGAGAATATGCCATAAGTCAATCATACGCTCAGATAACTCCCTAAATTGCATAGCAAAATTCGGATGAATTCGGATGGTGGCTCTATCCGAATTGGTCGGAATTGAAGTGGCTGAAACGGATAATTCAAAGGCGTATTGTGAGTGCCAGAAACACCGAACTGACAAATTATTACTAGGTAAAAACTCAAATGGCAAAAACCAGTGATTGGAAAATTGTAGCAACAGAAGGGCCAACGGTTGATGGTCGCAAGATCACCCGTGAGTGGCTCACACAGATTGCAGAAAATTATGCCTTGAGTGAATACACCGCTTTGATTTGGCCGGAGCACAAACGCTTTAGTGGTTATGGAAGTAACTGGGGCAAAGTGCTTGAAGTAAAGGCTGAAGAAGTGGATGGAAAGATGCGCTTGTTTGCCAAACTTGAACCTAATCAATACTTACTTGAAGCCAATAAGCTTGGGCAGAAGCTGTTTACCTCCATTGAACCGAATCCAGACTATAAAGGGCAAGGAAAGTGCTACCTGATGGGCATCGCCGTGACCGATTCCCCTGCATCGTCTGGCGTTTCATTACTTCAGTTTTCACGACAAGAAGGCCAAACCACAGAGCTGAGTTGCAGCCAACTGGAAGAAATCAATCTTGATGAGTGTTACTCAAAAACAGAGCGTTTCTTTGCCTTGTGTAATGCCTTTTTCAATTCTGGTGATGAACAACCAGAGCCACAACCTGATCCTGAACCAGAGGAAGAAGAAGTGACCGAAGAACAACTAAAAGCCGCACTGAAAGAGCAGTTCGGCATTATGAAGGCGGAGCTGAAGGATGAACTCAAACAAGAGTTTAACCTGCAAGCACAAGCGCCTGATAAACCAAAACCTAAAGCTAACCCCGAAGGTGAAGTGCAAACGTTCTCTTTAGAGCAGTTCTCTAGTGAATTAGAGAAGCAGCTTGCACCAGTAACTGAGCAAGTGAAAAACCTTGAAACCCAGTTCACAGAGCTAAAGCAAGAAAAGCCAGGTCAAAAGCCGGGTGAAGAAGGCAATGGCGGCGATTCAACTGTGGAGGTGGTGTAAATGCTTAATGCAGTCTCGACTCAATTTTTAAATGAATATTGCCAAGCCGTAGCACAAGCGGGCGGTGTGGCGGATGCCTCTAAGCAATTCAACATCACGCCAGTTATGGAAACCAAGCTGCGCCAAGCCATTGTTGAATCTGACTCTTTTCTAAACCGTATTTCGAATATCTCGGTTGATCAGATTAAAGGTCAAGTGATCGATGTCGGTGACAGTGGTTTGCTAACGGGTCGCGTTAAAGATGGTCGCTTTATGGGTTCGCTTGACCAAAGCGGCAATACCTACGAGCTGGTCGAAACGGATTCTGGTGCTCATATCAACTGGATCACGATGACTATCTGGGCGAACTCCGGTGGTAAAGGTCAGTGGATGAAGCTGATGAATAACGCCATCACGCGTAACTTTGCCCTAGATAAGCTGCGAATTGGTTTCCATGGTACCTCCATTGCAGGCGATAGCACGGACCCAACTGAAAACCCAATGGGTGAAGATGTTAATAAGGGCTGGCTAAAACTCGCTAAAGAGAAGGCGCCGACTCAAGTGTTGCCGGAAGCCCAGCTGGATCCAACCGGAGCCACGAAAGGTGCCTACCGAAATCTGGATTCACTGGTGAACGACCTGATTAACACCACTATCCATGAAGTTCATCAAGGTGACCCTGATTTAGTGGTGCTGATCGGTCGTAACCTAGTGGCCGCTGAGCAGTATCGCTTACTGGAATCTGCCGAAGTGCCAACAGAGCATAAAGCTGCGCAGAGCTTAGCCAAAACGGTGGCTGGCAAAACGGTGTACACACCGCCATTTTTCCCACCAGATATGATTTGGGTGACCAGCTTACCCAACCTGCAAATCCTGACTCAAAAGGGTACGCAGTGGCGCAAGTCTCGTAACGAAGAAGATCGCAAACGCTTCGAAACGTCCTACCTACGTATGGAAGGTTATGCGGTGGGTAATTACCACAAATTCGCGGCCATTGAATCGGTAGAGGTGGTCGAAATTATTGAGCCTGATCCAGACGCTTAGGAGAGTTCATGGCGAGTCCATTAGCGAATGCACGTAAACAACTTCTCGCAAAGGAAAGCCGAAAGGCCAACCGAGCGACCAACGTGGCGAAACCAAACAGCCTTCACCTGTTACTCGCCGAACTGGAAACAGACCTGAAAGTACTCAGTGGCTTCAATCGCATTGATGAAAAGGTGAACCATAAACGTGACGTACTGGTGCCGAAATATCGTGAAGCGATTGAAGAGTACCTAGCGGGTGATGAGCAGTTTGATAACCCGCTATTCACGCAGATGGTGATTTGGCTCTTCGATATTGACGATTTAGAAACCGCCATCAAGTGGTGTGATATCGCCATCGAGCGTGGCCTTGATACCCCCGAGCGGTTCAAGCGTGACTTTGCCACTTTCTGTGCTGATGAAGTATTGAAATGGTCAGAGCGTATGGCGTCACACGGCCATGCCATCGAGCCGTTCTTTAGCCATGTGTTTGCCAATTTAGTGCCAGATGAAAACGGCGAAAAACCTAAGTGGGCCATTACCGAAAAACTTAGCGCTAAGTGGTTTAAGTTCGCGGGCCTTTACCTGCTTCGTAATGAACAAGGTGATGTTCATGCAGGCTCAGTGGGTGATACGGAAACGTTAGAGAAAGCCAAAAACTTTTTGCTCAAAGCTCAAGACGAACACCCAGCCATCGGTGTGAAAACGATGATTGATAAAATCGACCAACGTATTCGAGCACTTGAGAGTGGCGATAACCTCTAAGTGAATGAGAGGAACAGCTCCTAAGCCGCCGCGCCTCGGCTGACGAGGAAGAACAAGTGATTTATCACCCTGTTTATTCCGTCGACTCAGTGGCTAGAGGCGCACCTATTTTGACAGTAAAGCGCTAAGGAAATCGTCATGTTTACGGGCTCTCCGGATACAGATTACCAAGATACTGAAATCACTAATGATGACTTCTGGCCTGACTTAAACGCCGGTGATTTTGAAAAGCGCCGAGGAATACCCGCCGCGCAAGACCCAGAGCGCATCACGATTGCTTTAGTGAATGCCATGGCCGAAGTGAATCGCTCGCTTGATCCATTGAAGGCGCAGTATCAAGAGCAGGGTTATACAACGGCTGCCGATGTGCCCGTGACCCCTGTGGTGAATGGCCGTAACCGTGTGGTGATTCAGTATGAATCGGCGGTCAACTCTAGGGCTAAGGCAGACCTCCTGCCTGACATTGCCACGGTACATACCAAAGACAAAGGCGATCATCTTGCTGATAGAGCACCCGATACGCGAGATGAACTGTTGGCCGAAAGTCAGCGAATCATTCGCAATATGCTCGGCGTATCACGCTCATCCATGGATTTGTTATGACAGCAACAGCAATGACGACTCAGTATCAAGCGGGCTACAAGCTGCGCGACCTAAACGCATTTTTAACTAGTGCTGTAGGCGACAAGATAGCCAAGCGCATGGAATGTGAAATGGGTAAGGTGGAGCTGAAGTTAGAAACCAAGCATATGGGGCATGGCTTTGACCTGCTTTATCAGCGTTATGTCGCGGATTTTTACTTCGATAAATTTCCCTTCAAGGAGTATGACCCAGCCGTGTTGTTCGCCAATGTTGGAGCTTGGCTGATGGATAACGATTCAGACCGTTTCCTGATTGAAGAACTCGACGACCCAGATGTAGATGTGGTGCTAGAAGATGAGAGCAACGCCGAGGTGCTTATCTCTGTGATGTTTGAAGAGCCGGTCAAAGTGATTGAAGACCCAGCAGGGCCAATCTATTGGAATGGTCAACGCTGGAAGATTGAAGAGTACGAGATTTGGCAGGCTGAAAGGCTATCAAATGTAGTTATCAGCAATGTTTGAGATTAAAGCGGATAAGCGCAGCTACCTGCGAGTAAAAGAACAATTTGAACTGTTAAAGCTTGATAAGAAAGCCCGAGTTAGAGTGCTGAAAGAGCTTGGGAAATACATCACCAAGGACACAAAAAAGAATATCCGTGCACAGCGTGATCCTGATGGTAAGCCATGGGCAAAGCGGAAAAAGGGCAGACGGAAAATGCTTCGGGGGTTTACCCAAAAGCTAAAGCATTTTCAAAAAGACAATAATCGGGTTTTGGTTGTTGGTTGGCCCTCAAGGCGAGGAACCGTAGCACTGGCTCACCATACAGGCGAAGCCGAGCACAGTGGTTTGAATCAGCGATTTAAACAAGCAAAGAAAAAGAAAGAACCGAAGAAAACCGACCCCGCAACCAGAGAGCAAGCGAGAGAGCTACGCGATTTAGGTTACAGGCTTGCGCCTCAAGGTCGGCAGAAAAGAGGCAAACAGCCCACGCTCAAATTCATAACCCAGAATATGACCGTAGCTCAAGCCGCAAAACTGATCAGTGAGCTGGAAAATAAAACGTCGGCTCGCAAGTGGGAAGTAGACCGCCCAGAACGTCGCTTGATAGGCATTAGCCCGAAACGGGCAGCGATGATCATCAAACGCGAACTTAATCGAAATAGGAGCTAAGACACATGGCATGGCCTACCGTCATTATTAACATTTTGAACATGATGCGCGGATCGATTCCGGGCGTTGAATTTCATTTTCTGTTTGTCGTCTACGGCACAGTTGCAGGAAACGATCGCAATCTCATCATGGTCGACAACACTACCGATTTTTCAGACAGCACGTTCGATAACATTGACCCTGCGCACATGCTTACGCTGCAAGCGGCGCAACTGAACGGGAAGCAAAGTTGGACGGCAGGTGTGATGGTGTTAGATCCTGCGGATAACTGGCAAGAGGCGGTATTCAAAGCCAATGAAACCTCAAGCTTTGAAGCTGTGGTACTCGATAAGCCTGAGACAGGCACAACGGTGCTTGAACAAGCGGTGGCGTTTCGTAGCGAGCTTAAATCTAAGCTAAGTCGTGAAGTGTTCATGATTTGCACCTTACCCGGCATTAATGATGATGCGGTCGATGGCGAAACGTGGGCCCAGTGGCTGGCCGCAACGGTGAGTGTACCCACCGACATCGCAAGTGAATACATCACCGTAGTGCCTCAGGTACACAAAGACAATTCAACCGTGGGTATCTACGCAGGCCGCTTGGCAAATCAAGAAGTGTCGATTGCCGATTCCCCTGCGCGAGTCAAAACGGGCAGCGTGCTCGGCAGCATGGCGTTGGCAACCGACAAAGACGGCAAGCCTTTGGAGCTCGCTACCCTGAAAGCATTGGAAGCCGCTCGAATTGCGGTGCCAATGTGGTACCCAGATTACCCAGGGCAGTTCTGGACAACCGGGCGCACCTTAGATGCACCGGGTGGAGACTTTCAAGATATTCGCCATATCCGCGTTGCTATGAAAGCCGCACGTAAAGTACGTGTACGAGGTATTGCTCGAATTGCTGACCGAGAGCTCAATTCAACGCCGGGCAGTATTGCGTCCGCCAAGCTCTACTTTACTCAAGACCTGCGTGAAATGGCGGTGGTCACCAAAATTGGCGATTACGAGTTCCCCGGTGAAATCAAACCGCCTCAAGATGAAGACATCACCATCACTTGGATTAACAGTGAAGAAGTGGAAATTTTGCTCTCTGTTACGCCTTACGAGTGCCCGGTAAAAATCACCATCGGCATCATGCTCAACCAACGACTAGGAGAGTAATCAATGAATGCTCGCTATACAGGTCGAAGCTTCGACGTAAACATTTTGGGTGTGCTGGTTCATGTCGAATCGGCAACCGCCACCATCAGTGATGAATCCGCCGTTGATAAAGAGAAAGGCATACCAACAGGCTTTACTCATGGCGCGGTAGGTTGCGAAGTAGAATATGAGTTGGATTTAAATAACTTCCGCAAGCTACAGCAAAAAGCACGTGAAGCAGGAAGCTGGCGCGGCATCAAACCTCACGATTGCATGTTCTATGCGAATACGGGGGGCGCGGAAGACAAAATCGAAGTGTTCGGTGTGAAGCTACAAATCTCGGACTTGCTCAGTGTTGATCCGAACAGCAGTGACAAGAGCAAGCGCAAGCTGACGGGCTTTTCAACCAGCCCCCACTTTGTACGCATCAACGGGATCCCTTATCTCAGTGATGATGACACTCGCGGCCTGCTTTAAACCTAATCAGAGAGAGAAACCATGCCGGATTTTATCGACCATGCCAGTCGTCATGAAGCCAAATTCACCGAAATGGCGATAGCCAGCCAACGTAAACGGTCATTACAGGCAAGCCAAATAGAAAGCGCTCACACGTGCAATGAGTGTGGTGATGAAATCCCAGAACTACGCCGATTGGCTATCGCAGGGTGTCGCTATTGTGCACCTTGCCAAGCAGAGCGGGAGTAATTGAATGAGAGACTGGTACGACAAAATAACCAGCGGAATTGCTTACCTAGTGTCATTAGCAGGTATGACGTTCAGCAAACTGACTTTTGAACAGTGGTACTTCGTTTTATCACTGGTCATCGGCCTTGCAGCACTGGGTTTGAATTACTGGCATAAACGCGCGATGCAGCGTATCGCCAATGAAAAAGGAGTGGCACTCAGTGAAACTGACTAAACGCATTATTTGTTCGGTAGCAGCAGTGATCGGCTTGGTGACAGGCGGCGTGACGCTAAACAGCTCAGAACTGCCGACGGGCCTTGTAACGATTGCCGGTGAACAGGTCGCAGAACTTAGAACGAGCCCAATAGGCTTAGAGATTATCGGTAATGCCGAAGGGTGCAGGCAAGACCCTTACACCTGTCCGGCGGGGCTTGCCACCAATGGCATTGGCAATACGCACGATGTCAAAGATCACGTGGTGTCGTTAGAGCAAGTCGCAGCCGACTGGGTGAAGAACTTGAAGCAGGCTGAACAATGCATCAGCCGCGCTGAATCCGAGGCGGGTAAACCGATGTCACAAGGTCAGTTTGATGCGTTCACCTCTTTCAGTTTTAACACGGGCTGCGCTCGATTTATGCGCAACCGTGATGGTACAGAAACGCAAATTTATTGGTTCATCAAACAGGGTGACTTTACCCAGGCTTGTCATGAGCTACCAAGGTGGGTGTATGGCGGGGGCGTGAAGTTGAAAGGGTTAATTGACCGTCGGGAAAAAGAACATGCTCGCTGCCTTATCGTTCAAGAACATTCAATGGGTTAAGTGGCTACTTATTGCTGCGGTAGGGGTCGCCATGACATCCATGTGGTTGATGTTAAAAGCCAGTAAAGCCGAACAAGCTGCACTGAGGGCGCGTTTAGATACCGCCTTATCAGTTAATCAGGTTAGCCAAGCCACTATTGAAACACTGACGCAAGAAAGCAGCGCTGCCAATCAGCTATTGGTCGATAGAGCCAGATTACACAGCTCGATAGAGGAACAGCTCAATGACGACATTGAAACGCTTCGAGGCCAACTGGCTGACAATGCGTGCTATCAAAAGCCTTGGCCTAGCCCTGTTACTGACAGGTTGCGCCAGCCGTACTGATTTCATTACGACTCAAGTGGTGGTGAAGTTGCCACCTGCTGGGTTGATTGTTCCTTGCCATAAACCCGAGATAAAAGGCACGAGCCCGTTAATCACCGCGAGTGAAGATGTGCCCAAATTAAAAGCGGCGCTGAGTCAATGTGCTCAGCAAGCCGAAGACTATTTGCAATGGCGTGCTCAGCACGAAAACCCGATTCACATGAAAACCAAGAGAGACAACCATGACTAAACCCGTTTTTACATCTAAACCAGTACTGCTAACGGTTGGTGCTACAGACTTCGAATTTACACCTACGGTGCAAGATGCGAACAACTACACCAATGACATGATGCCAAACAATAAAGTCGCCCCTGCTTATACCTATCTGACTCGCACGGTTAAAGCTGATCAAAAAGACGCGCTGACTGAGTTGCTTGATACCGTGCCCGGTTTAACCATCGAGCTTTACGCCACCGTAAGTAATGCCTCCAAAGGTGGGATTGAAATCTCACTAAAAAAATAATCGACAGGGCAAAGCGGATTGAAGATAACCCACTTGAACAAGCCTTTGCCCTGCGTCGTCATTTACTCCCTAGTGAGCCAGATGACGAACAAAGCTTAAGCCGCGCTATCTGGCTCGATAAGCACCAGTACGAACGTAACGAACGATCTGTGATGAGCGCAATCAGCCGATTGTTCAGTTAAATAACAGAAGTAAAAGCGGGTAAGCATTACGTATGAGTATGGAAAAGCTGTTGATGCACGTGGCCTTGGTTGACCAAATCACCAAGCCACTGCAAGGCATAACCAAAGAAGTGCAATCTTCCATGGACGCAGGCAAGCAAGGCATGCAGAACATGGCAACAGGTGGCGCGGGTTTGGTTGCGGCAGGCTTTGCGATACAGAATGCGTTGATGCCTGCCATTGAAATGGACAGAAAACTCGGTGAAGTGAAATCACTGGGTGTACTGGACGAAGACCTTGCCCAGCTTTCAAAGACGGCGCTATGGACATCGGTTCAATATGGTAAGTCAGCGACAGATATTGTCGGGGCTTCCTACGATATTAAATCGGCATTTGGTGATATTAGCGGTGCAGAGCTCTCCGACATCACCAAAAGTTCAGCAGTCCTCGCAGCCGCAACGAAAGCAGACACGGCTACCATCACTAACTACATGGGCACTATGTACGGCATATTTAAAAATAGTGCCGATGAAATAGGGACAGGGATTTGGTCAAAGCAAGTAGCAGGTATGACAGCTCAATCTGTTGAGATGTTCAAGACTACGGGTGCAGGAATGAGCAGTGCGTTTACCAGTGTCGGAGCGAATGCCACAGCGGCTGGTATTGCCATGGAAGAGCAAATGGCAATTTTGGGAACACTGCAATCGACAATGAGTGGCAGCGAAGCGGGTACTAAGTATCGGGCTTTCTTAGGTGGAGTGGCGAAAGCCCAAGATGAGCTAGGACTCAGTTTTACTGATAGTCACGGTAACATGCTGCCAATGCTCGACATTCTTGACAAGCTAAAAGGGAAGTACGGTGACACTTTCTCGGTAGCGGAATCGGCAGAACTAGACAAAGCCTTTGGCACAAAAGAAGCCACTGCCATGATAAAGCTCTTGATGGCTGATACTGATGGGTTAGCTGGAAGTATTGAGACGTTGGGCCAAGTTCAAGGTATGTCAAAAGCGGAAGAAATGGCCAGCACCATGGCCGACCAATGGGAGCGGCTAGAATCGGTTTGGTTCGCGGTTCGATCGGCGGTGTTCGGTACGGTGCTGCCATCCATTAATGCTGTTGTTGGCTCAATGGCTAATGGTTTGATGATGGTTGTTGGTTGGGCGGAGGAGTTCCCATGGCTGGCTGAAATTCTGGGTTACGTTGCGATAGCAGGCTTATCCCTTGGCGGAGTGGTGGCGTCACTGTCACTTGCGATGGGTATCGGGCAAATGATGTCGGCAGGTTGGGCCGTCACCATGACTGGCTTAAACAGCATCATGAAGTTACTACGCATTACCACGATGGCAAGCACCGCCGCCGCTTGGTTATTTAATACCGCTTTATGGGCGAACCCAATCACATGGGTAGTGGCGGGTTTTGCACTGCTTATTGGTGGTATAGCTGCTGCTATCTATTGGTGGGATGATCTCACTGGTGCTTTTAAAGATACTGCTTGGTTTGATGTGATTGCCGGAGCTATTGAGGGCATTGTAAACCTACTGAATATGATCCCCGGTGTTAATATTAAACTGGGTAGCCAGGTTGATACACCTGAAGTCAATGCCGCCGTTCAAGCGCAGCGTAACGCACCGACATCGATTCAGCCAATGACGTTTGAAGCTCCAGACACGCCAATGAGTTCTGGTAGCAGCATTGCAGAGTACAAACAACCAGGATCAATGCCAACGCTACCACCAAGCATGGTTCAAAACGTGACAACGACTCATAAACCGCAAGGCAGCAATATGAGTTCATACGGTGACGTTTACATCACAGCCCCGAACGGAATGACACCAGACCAGTTAGCAGAATGGGATGAACTTAATGCCGGATAGCGACTTATTAGAAACCAAAAACTACATCGATATCAAAGTCGTTGATGGCGGCTGGGATATGGACGCAGGTCAACAGCCTGCCGAATGCAGTGATTTATACAGCATCGCCCAAGACATCAAGCACGCGATTATGGAATCTGGCTTAGCTCGCCTATTGGTGGCGGAACGTAACCCGGCTCTACGCGCTGATGTGATGGTGCAGATAGAGCAGATCGCCGAGCTTGATGTAAGAGTCGTTCCCGGCACGGCGACGGCGAGCGAACTTGATGCAGGTGACATCACTTTAACTGCCATCGCCTATCAATATGGCGGTCTTGAACTTTCCGTTGGAGCAATCGAAGTATGAGTAAACGACCAAGTGCAGACTTTATCGAGATCTTAAGCGAATCGGGTGTGCCGGTTACTGAAGATGAATTCGAGACCCAGTTAAAACAAGAAGTGGTGGGAGCGGGCAGTAAGATATCGAACGACTCTGATATGTCCCCATTTTGGCGCTGGGTTCGCGCTGCGGTGGTGACGCCATGCGTATGGCTGATAAGAACGCTACTCGCAGGCCATGTCATGCCGAATATGTTTGTTGCCACTGCGCAGCGTTGGGCTTTAGAGCTAAAGGCGTGGGAGTATGAAATCGAACCCAAAGACGCAGAGAAAACACGAGGCAATATCACCTTAACCAAGGCGAACGCTGCTGATGCTGTCACGATAGATACGGGTAAGGTGGTTCAAACCCTGCCAATTGATGGTGTGGTGTATCAAATTCGAGTGCTTGCTGAAACCGTAATTGATGCAGGTCAGCTAACGGGCAAAGTGCTGGTAGAAGCATTAGAAGCAGGCGCTGCGTATAACTTGCCTGCGGGGTACTTCAATATTATTCCAGAAGAGATCCCAGGCATTGTCGATGCAGTCAACGAACCGGATTGGATAACCAAACTGGGTGCGAATGCAGAGAGCGATGATGAGTTGGCCCTGCGTGTTCAGAACGCCTTTACCAGTTCGGGTGAATGGCACATCGATGATGTGTACCGCTCTATCATCGCCACGGTGGCGGGTATTCGTAGCGACAACATCTATTTCAATAATACCGGTGATACTAATCCGGGCACGGCAGAAGCTTTGATTTTGATGGAAGTTGGTACCACGCCACAGCCCGTTCTTGACCAGTTGAATGAACACATTATGGATAACGGGCATCACGGCCACGGTGATGTGCTGACATGCAAAGCCATTCCAGATACCGAGCATGAGGTGATCGCCGAGGTGGTATTGATTGCGAACTTAGCCGAGCAAACCAAAGTGAACGAGCTACTGGAAGTCGAAGACCGTATTCGAGCGGTATTTCGTGAGACGGCTGCTTATCCCGACATGACACGCGCCAAACCACAAAGCCGTTTTAGCTTCTCTTTGTTGGGCAGTGAGATCCACACCAATATGGAGCAGGTCGAGTCAGTCCGGTTCACCGTCGATGGAAGTGTGCAAGAGGACATCATCAGTAACCTAGATCAGCCCCGCTTGACTTCTTTGATCGTAAGAGAGCTTGAATATGCCTGAATTAGATAAGCACGCGCCGGAGTTACCACAAAGTGTGGTCCCTTGGTGGCAAGACGGCAGTACCACATCAGAAGAGCTCAAAGAGCCTTACTTTTTATCTAAAGGGGTCTCTGCTTTTTTCAATCGGGTTCGCGGCTGGTTGCTGTTGCCACTTCGCCAAATGGATGCACTGACATGCAGTGAAAACACCTTAGAGCTTATGGCGTGGGATAGAGACATCAAGCGCTTCGAAGGTGAGCCGTTGTCCCTGTTTCGCAAGCGAGTGAAATTCGCGGCATTGAATGCCAAAGACGCAGGCAGCGTGGCAGGATTTAAGCGCATTTTGGAAAGGTTAGACATTGGTATCGTCGCCTTTAAAGAGCGTGAAGATACGGTGGAGTGGGACCTTTGCACCATTGAGCTGACCGACAGTGACATTTCTAATAACACCAAGTTGGTTCAAACGCTGATTGAACAGTATGGCCGCACATGTCGCCGTTATCGTTTTCAAGTGACATTCCTGACAACCTTAACCGTTGCCAGTGGTGAATTTTCACATAATTTCAGCTTGTTTCTTGCAGAGACTCAGCAAGCCGTTGAAGTGAGTGTGAAGCCACCGTCAGTCGAACACCAACAACAAGTATTTACTGCCAGCCTTTAGGGCTGATTTAGGGGAGTTACCCATGAGCCAAACGGCAATCCCGCTCGAATTTGAGCGTTACCTGCAAAATCAAATTGGTGGCGGTGATGCCCCAAACATGAATGAAATGATTTTTGCGTACATTCCGGGGCTTGATCCAAGTGAGCCCATTAATCGTGACAATGGCTTGCCTGATTCTTCATTATGGGTTCATAAGCAAGATATCGACCAAGTGGGTAAGCTAGGCGAGAACGCGTTGGCGTATTCCGTTGTGATTCCTAGCGGTGAAGAGGCGTTCACCTTTAATGCCATTTACTTGCATGATAAGAACGTACCTCATTCTTGCGGAATGGTGGTGCATAAAGCCGAAGAAACTAAAGAGAATGGCATGGCGAGCACTAAATCATTAGTGCAAGCCTATGACGGAGCCGCCCAAATTTCGGAAATCATAGTTGATGCTGCGACTTGGCAGATTGATTTTAATGGCCGCTTATCTGCTATGGATGAGCGAGTAAGGCAAAATAACCTAACTGAATACGGACATGCGTCTTTCTTTGAAGAAGGTTGGAACGTGTCCCATTCAGCCGGAGACATAAAGGCAACCATCGCTTCTGGTGTAGGTTATGTCGGCGGCTTAAAAGCGATACTTGATAATACACTCTCTATAGACTTATCAGGTATTACCTTGCCTAAGACAGTCTACCTTGTGACCAGTTTTGAGGGGCAATTAAATAGTGCATGGGAGACAAATATAGAGCTAAAAGTCGAGGACGATTTACCCGAAGAGTCGACTGTAGGCAGTATTCATTACTATGCAGCTCCGCTTGCTTTGCTTCAGTTAGAACAAGATGCCCAAGATATGAGACAACTGAATAAAGAAACGGAATTTGAGCGGCAAGATAATGCTGCGAATGACCAAGATATTGACAGCGAATCAATAGACCCAAAGCACATAAAACTTCCACAATTATGGCGAGGGATTAAAAAGTTCTTCTCTGATGATCCTAATGGCGAAAGCTCAGAGTTAGTGGTTACTCAAAAAGCATTGAATAGTGCTTTAAGCGATTACAAATCAGGTTTCAGCTCAGGACAAACATGGCATAACGATAGAAACAGACCTGATCGTTTTTTTAATATTCGCTATACCAACACTAATGGCTTTCCAATCCAAATACACATTAGTTTTCACACGATAGCTGAGACGGGCACAGCCGCCGGATTTTTCGTAGATGACGAAAGTTATGCAGTTGCTTATTACTACCCTGGCGGGGGAGGCTACACCATTGGGGCTATTATCCCTCCAGGCTCTGAATATTGGTTAAGTGCCAACAGCTCTACTTACATTCTGCGTAATTGGTCGGAGCTTTATTAAGGAATCTACTATGCATTACTTTATTGATGATAACGGGACAATTCGAGCGTATGAATCTCCGCAACAAGCGAGAAAAGGACTCACTCCAATATTAGAATCAGAGGCACTTGAACTTGCTGAGCAAAAAGACGAATTAGCAGAAGCCCAGCAATGGGCAAAAGGAGAGTTAATCTGGTGTGATATACAACGAGCCTACCATGACACCGGGGACTTTAAGCGAGCGGTAGCAACAGCACAGGAAATAAATAAGTACGCCATTTTATGCCGGGATTTTGTCTTTCACTCGGACTCGGGAGACCTGCAGGTAGCGAGTGAAAAACCAATTCGCCCAGATAAAGAAATATTTTTAGCCAGCGGTGAGTGATACCAAGTGCCCTAACAAGTCCAACCTTTGCAAAGTTCAGAAAGGTTTATTTCGAGGTATAAAGCCTATGTGGAAAACATCCCCGCTCAGTTGGCCTACTAGCGTCCAAACCATTCAAACTCGTGCCGAGCAGGTTACCGACCAAATCGGCACAACGATGAATAATGCAGTTAGCCGTTTAACTAATCTTGAAAATGACGCCAGTTATGGGCGTCATTCTTTAAGTGAAGGGGCGAGTGCATTACTTGGGTTACGTGGTGAGCTGGAGTCTTTGTTAAGAACGGGCACGGTACTCACCGTCACACCGTATCAGTTTCAAGTCGGTACCACGTTGGATTCAGGTTGCTACCTAAACCCACAGGCGGCGGTAAAAGTGTTGTCTGGCAAACTTCGCGATTATGCAGATAAGCACCGACCGTCACCTAAAACAGAGGGCGACAATATTCATTGCATAGCAATAATGGTGACCGCTTCACAGCTGGCCCTGTTCGCAAGCCAATTGGCCGATCTTGTTTCTGTGTTTCCGTTGCCGGATTGGTGTCAGGTGGCTCGGCAATCACAAGCATTGGTGACTAATGAAACCGATAAGCTTCATCAGTCTGCCGCTATTGCTCGACCACGTTTTAAGCCGATGGCGAAACTCAACGCCGATCCATTGCATGATGCTTTGCATTGGCAAGGGGCACAAATCGCCACATTAGAATCATTGGCAGATGATGAAAGTCACGTGATCGGCAAGCTACAAGCTTTAGCCGCTAAACGTACTAACAAGCTTGATGAAATCAAAGCTCAAATAAATGCGCTGAAAAATCTAACAGGCAGTGTTTACGCGTTTTCGGTAACGGGCAGTGCAGAAAGCATCGCTACCCAGATTAGCCAAGCGAGTACGCCAAATCATCACCCACTCACCGTGGCGAGCTTACTGCTTAGTCATCAACCCATGACGTTTTTTGAAGAGCTTCTTTGCTAAAAGCGTAGTTAGGAGATAAATCATGTTAGCGCTCGATGGTGTGCCGGTTAACTTGGACTCGATGAGAGTGGAAATGTCGATGGAGCTAAAAGACCAAGACATGAGCGGCCAATCATCGGGCACCGATATGGCAGAGCAAGGCGATAAAGGCAAGAAGTTGACCTTCAGTGGCCGTGTTCCCTTTACTCGTTTAGAAACCCTCACTCAACTTTACACGTTTGCTTCAGATAAAGACGAAACCAACACAAGGCGCGTCTACCGGATTGCTAACGACATCGCGCTGGCACTCAAAATTCGTAACGTGAAATTCACAGGTCGCATTAACGCCAGAGAGCATGAAACCTTGCAGGCTTGGAATGTCTCTTTTGAACTGCGAGAGCACAACAGTGTCGCCGAGCAAAAAGAGCAGCGAGCTAACGAGCAAAGTAAGCCAGAACAACGCGAAAACACGCGACTGCAACAGGCACTCACCAACGCAGAGGAAGCAACCCAATGAAGCTAACTAAACGCCTGTTTATCCATGGTGAAGAAGCCAAACTGGTGAGTAACATGGTGAGCCTAAAGCTATCGCTCGGCAGTGTGGCTATCTTCGAAGTTGAAACCAACGAAAAGCCCCAGCAGTTTGAATCTGTCCGTTTTGATATTGGCTATGAGAACAAAACCGCCCCTTGGTTTGAGGGGTACATCGACAAAGTTCAACCTGCGGCCAATGGCTATCATAAGATCACCGTCAAAGAGTTAACCGGCATTCTAGCGAAACGTTGGGCTGTGAGTTTAGAACACCCTACCGCAGAGCAGGTGATCGATGTTCTTGCTCAATTGACAGGGCTTGAATTCAACCTGCCGGATGTGGATTACATCAAAACCACCATCCCAAATTTTGTTTGCCAAGGAACGGGCTACCAATGCCTAGAGCAAGTCGCCAAAGCGTTTTCTATTCCTGATTGTGTGTGGTTCCAACATACCGATCAGGTGGTGTACTTCGGCTCTTATCAAGATAGCCACTTCAACAACAAACCGATGCCGCTACCGGAAGAGTTTACCAGCCGTCAAAGTGGTAACAGTGTCACCTTTGTGCCTTTCCCAATGCTTAGGCCGGGCAGAGTCATGAACGATAAACGCGTCAATCGAGTGGATTTGATTGAAGATGAAATGACCGCGTACTGGAAAACGCAGCTGTCTGAAGTACCGCCAAAGAAACGTGAAACACTGCAAAACTTCCCAGAGTTGGCCGCAGGCTTTCATTTGCCTAAGTTTGGCCGCGTTGAAGCAGTAAGAGACACGGCCACAGTTGGGCAGATCGCGGATCCATTCCGTCCAAGGTTTGCTGTTGATGTTCAGGTGCTTGATGAAGATTTAAACCCAGACAACAATGTGCCTGTCTATCGCTCGATTCCATTGCCTGTTCAGATGAGTGGACACGAATCGGGGCTGCTAGCGTATCCGCTTGAAGGAACCTTAGTTGAAATTGCCTTCGCCTATGGCCGCAACGACAGGCCTATTATTCGTGGTGTTTATGGCCGTGAATATGCGTTGCCGTCAATAGAGCCGGGGGAACAACTCCAGCAACAACGTGAAGAAGTAAGCCACCGAATCGATGCCGCAGGAAATACCACTCAGCAAACCGACCAAACGCAAAACCAAAAAGCGTTTGAAAAGCGAGAGCAAGCGGAACGATTCAAAGGCGAATTTGGTCAGCATCACCTCGTTGTTGATGAGCACAGTATTGAAGAAGTGATCGGCAAAAAGCTGATTGAAGCCCTCGGTGCGATTAACCTCATTGCGGGTGACGACATTGTGCTAGGCAGTTTGGGTAACATGCAGACCGCAACCGCTGGTGAATTAGTGGAGACTATCGGTAAAGTGCGCCGAAGTATTGCAGCCGAGCACCAGTGGCTGCAAGCACCTAAAACATGGATTGGTTCTAAACAAGAGAATGTATTGGTTTTGCTGTCTGAACTGATGCTGGTAGTGAAAGAACTCGCTGACACATTAGCAACCCACACCCATAGCGGCGTCTCGTCTGGCTCATCTACAACCCAAGTCCCTGTTCAAGCGAGCGCAATTACAGGGCATGGTTCGGACAGCTCAGAACTGAAAGGGCGACTAGAGCCTGTTACACAAATGAACTAATAAACTAAAAACAGTTAACATAATGAAGAGGCTGGCACCACTAGCATGTTTATTGCAATAAATCTCTGGAAATGGTTAATTCGTCGCTACATAATATCGGTTGTAAGTAATTTGAAATACAGAGAATTAGCACATGAATTTATATGAAATTTGCTTTATAGAGGGTGTTGAAAAAAAGACCGTTTATATACTTGGCAATACTGAAGCTGAAGCAGGAAGAAAGTTTACAGAGACCTTCCCTCACGTCCTTTCCACCAACGTTATTTCTGTTTTTATTGATGAGCCAGGTAATAAAACCCAAGTTGTGATCTCGGATATTCGTATGCCGTTCATGTCTATGGTTATATTTATGATAAAAGCTGCCATAGCTGCAATTCCAGCAGCAGCATTTTTATGGTGTGTAAGTATTTTAATTTCTGGCTTCTTTATGGGAGCAATATCTTAA